TACAACTTTTAAACGTCTATCTAAACGATAAGCTTTGAATCTAGCGTTTGCCCACGATATAGCTTTTATAGTTGGCCCAGCGATCTTTTTACCGTTATCTATGTATTCTGTTAAAAACCACATTATATATGATTCCAAGTTTTTTTATAAACAATATTGGATATTGTAGATATAGAGCAATTAAAAGTATTAGCAATAACTTTAAAGGTATTACCTTCCTCTCTCATTTTTCTTATTTTCAATACATCCGCTTCTTTAAAATAAGACTTACCACTATCTTCACCTCTTAAACAAGGAGAATAATTCAATCCTAACCTATGTGCGTGTTTTATATTCTCAGAATAAGTTACTATCTCTAAATTAGATACATAATTATCATGCTTATCTGCGTTTATGTGATTTACACACATTCCTTTAGGCACTTCTCTAATAAAAGCCTCAGCAACTAAAGTATGTACAGAGAAAGTCTTAACTACTTGATCTTTAGATAAACCAACAGTAACATACTTTCCCTTTCTGTAATTCAGGCTTAAGATCCTACCTTTAACAACTCTACAAGATTTAAGAGTATTTCTAACTTCCCTCTCTAAACTCCTAACCCTACCGAAGTTACTTACTTCGTAATAATCCTCAAAACCTCTGACAGGCTTCCAAACTTCTAATTCCATTTTTTATACTTTTTTACCGATACTATTTAAAAAAAGTGTAGCAGGTAAGTATCGAAAACCTTTTGCATCGGGTAATTAATCCGAACTACACTGTAATATAATTAATTATTTCTAATAAAATATTTACGTTCTTTAAAAAACATGAGTCAACCTCGCGATCTGACCGTATTCTTTATGATGTATAAATCCTTCTATTGCCTTCGGTGAGTGTTGATAACCGTTTTTATGGTGGTAACTATCTGTGCCTGATGGACTTCTAAGAACTTCTACATTGACATTCATATAATCCTTACTCACTTTATGATGTAAATGCTTAGTGTACCAATAATAATGTTCTGATTCAGCCCACTCTTTTTTAGCTTCTATAGCCATTAATTGAGGTAATTTATCAGACTTAGCACCGTCTCCGTGAGTTGTTCCTATTAAATTCTTGCCATAAGTAGTATATTTTCTATGAGATATTGATACATCAAAAGTAACATTCTTAGAGTTTCTAAACCACGCCTCTAAAGCTTGAGCACCCATAAAACCAGTCATATAAGAATGGTTATCAGGGTCAAAAACGACGTGTACATCAGCAATAGGTATAAGTGACTCTATTACCTCAACTAATAACTTAAACCCTAATCTATAGGCGTCAAACCACATAATAGATACATCTTGATGAGTACCTTTAGTCGTGGTATTATTAACGGTGTCTACATGCCAAAAGTCGTTACCTATGTTAAAGTATATTTTATCTAACTCAAAGCCTTTACATTTATTTAAGATTCCTTGCACACCTTCTTTTACCCTATCAAAAGCTATAATATGATTATAAGCTTCTCCAGTTTCGTAAACACTAGCCAACTTACCTAAGTGTACGTCTGCGATAGGTAGAAACAAAGCGTGACCTTCCGTAGAATCTTTTCTTTTTATTTTACGGTATTTCGGATTAATCTCTTTAATATAATCTATTACCTCTTTTAATATCTCTTGAGGTTCTTTAGCTACATCTCCGGCTACATTAATCGAATAGTGTTGTGATTTATACCAGTATTGTTTTACTTTATCTAGTGGTATACCTTGAGCTTTTGCTTCTTCTTTTAATCCGTTGTATCTTTCTTTCTCTTCTTCCTTCCACGCTTGATAATTCTTAAATTCGTTAGGAGACATTCTAACTCTATGAGGTTTTTTTTCTCCGTACTCTTTTTTCCAAGTCATTTATTAAATTTTACGTAAAATACAAATAATTTATAATATAAAAATGTACATGTTTTAAATTTTATGTTATAATATATTCTCTTTAAGTGTTTTTAAATCCTTTTCTGATTGTTTAAACTTTCTATACATCGTAGAATAACCAGCCTCTAAAGGTATTATTTTAGATTCTAGTAAACTAATTTCTTCTTTTAGTTCGTCGTTATCTAACGAAAGTCTCGATAGATGTAACCGTACAAACCTCAACTCTTTTACCCATTTCTCTATCTTCTCGTTTTGCTCCTTCGATTCGTATAATCCTATAAGTTCCGTTAGGATTGCATGAGCGTACATCGTTTTTCCTTTCTTGTTCATAGTTTCTAATTATTACTTTATCGTTTTTTAATAAGTCTATAGTTCCTAAAATATTATATTGGTACATTAGAATAGTTTTCCTTGTTCTGTTTTCTTTTGCTCTATTATACCACAAGCTGTAGCAAATATAGTTTTACCCGCTTCATAATCTACTAAGTTTCGAGCTATTTTATCTTTCCTTTGTTTGCCTTTGTAATTTGTTAAATCAATTTCGTGAAAGTTTTCATTTGGTTTGCTTCCGGTCATAATGAAATCCTTTGGTTGCTTCCTTTCATTTAAGCTATTCGGCAATCTAAAGTTAGTCCAATATAAGTGCCTTCCCCTTTTTTGTGCTTGTATTAATGGTTTATAGTACGGGATCACATTTTCAACACACCATTTACCGACAAAAAAGTTATCTAAAAAAATAATTTCTTCATATAGTTTCATATCAGGAAACTTGAAATCAAATTCTTTTCTATTTTTTTGGCTAACTCTTACTTTGCTATGTGTCGGGCAAGGCGGAGAAGACCAAATGAAATCAAAGTCTTTGAAATTGTTTAACAAATATTCGTGAGCATCTGCAACAATTACCTTATCATTTGGGAATCTTTCTTGGTACATTCTAGCTAAATCAGGATCTAACTCAACAGCGGTTACTTCAATATCCTCTTTTACTTCGTTCCACTTGTAACGGTTCCCACCTAAACAAGCATATAAATTTAATATTTTCATAATTAATTATTTTTTATATTGGTAGCTCTTCATTATAAAAATCTTCGTTATCTTCTAAATGAGTATCTCTATTACTTTTAAATGAGTTTCCAGAGTAGTAATCTTGCTCATCTACTTTAGGCTCTTCTAATTTAATCTTTTTTTGTTCTAGTTGTATATCTCTTTTAGCATAAATCATTTCGTGATTCTCTTTGTAGTAATAAGCATTGCGTTTTTTATCATAGAAAAATGTGTACTCTCCTTTTATAGATGCTCCTTTAGGTTTTTCTTTAGCTACCTTAATAATTACCTCGTTACCCTCGTAAACTCCATCTCCTGACTCCCTTGTTACATTGTAAGGAGGTCGCCAAACTATTACCATTTGCTCTCCTTTTCTAAACCAGGCTTGTCCTCCAGCAAACTCCCTAGCAGATGGCATAGGGTTAAATCTAGCTCCTTCTTTTTCGATAAAGGGTTGATCTCTTACATGAGTTATCAAACAATTATGTCTACCCGTTGCTCTTGCATTTCGCCTACACTCTCCTAATATTTCCTCTATGTATAAATCTTGTCTACCGTTCCCTATCTCGTGTTTAATCTCGTTGAATGGATCTATAGTGGTAGTGCTTACGGTTATTCCTAAGTCTTTTTCTATACCGTCTACGATTTTATAAAAGTCGTTTATACTTATTGAATCATCTTTAGGATCTACTACAATAAAATGTTGACTTATAAACATTTCCGCTCTTGTGCGTTCGCTCTCTGACATACACCCCTCTACTGTAGAATAATAAGGTTTACCTATGTATTTAAAACAAAGTTCAGCATAAACTTCTTGAATACTCCCCGTTTCAGGTGTGAATACTACGTGTTTCCAACCGTAAAGACAACTAAGATTAACAAGTAACTCTAACCAAAACTCTGACTTACCTGATGCAGGCGCTCCAGCGATGTAAGTAGTGCACCCTTTTTTTATCGACATACCTACCTTATCGAACGGAAAACCTACCTCTTTACCTCTAGTTAGTCCTTTCTCTCTTAAAGTGTTTAGTTCTTGGTTTACTTCTTCTAGTTTATAATAATATTTCATAGTTTAACAAAATTGACCGCTTCTAGGGTCATTAGTCCATTGAGCTGGTTTTACTTCTATATAATTAGATGCAGATTCTAAATACTTTTCAAAGTTACTAAATCTAAATAAAGTAGATGGTACTAAATATTTACTAAATTCTTTATCTTCTTTCCACTCGTTTATCTTGTAGTCTAATACTTTTTTAATATCGTTTAAAGTGTACTTCTCTTTCCAGATCTTTTCTAGGTCTTTTATAGTTTGATTAGTATTATCTCTAAACTTAGTTTTTAGTTTAATGTTTAAGTATTTAATAGTTCGCTCTCTAAATTCTGATGAGGATATATTATTTATCTTCTTTTCTTTATTATCATTCTTGTATGTGTCCTTTTGGTGTCCTTTTGGTGTATCGTTTGGTGTTCCACTTGGTGTCCTTTCTTGCTGAAATTCATCGTAATTTAATACTGTAACTACTTGAGTAACATTACTTTTCTCAATTTTTATTTGGTGTTCTTTTTCAAGATCTTTTAAAAACTTTTTTACCTTGTTTCTTGACCACTTCCAACGATCAGATAAACCTTTTTCACTAATACCTAACTGACCTCTTTTAACATCTATTTTAATTCCTCTTTTATAAAAAAAAGAATCTTTATGATTAGCTAAAAGTATTAAATCTACCCATGCTTGACCACGAGAAAACGACTCGCATTTCCATAAAGGATTATCTGCAATTTGTCTATGTAATTTAATCCACCCTTGACTCATTGTAAATTTTTATACATTAATATTCAAAAAAAATTACTTTATTTTGTTTTTAAAAATTTCTTTAACTATAATTTCCTCTCCTTTTTTCCAGTTATCTTTTTCTATTCTTGAATCCAAAGTAGGTCTTGTTATTCCTATTTCTTGTGCTAAATCAACCTTAGTGAGGTAGTTAAGTAAGATATTTATTCGTTCTTTTGTTTTCATATTGCTAATTTATAAATAATAATTCAATAAAAAAAGTAAGTAATGTAAATTTTTATACAATTTATTTTAAATAAAAAGGGAGTTTTTACACCCCCTCTTTTTTGATCATAACACAGCCTAGTGCGTTTTTAATTAAGTTTACTTTTTCTCAGAAAGGAAGATCATCGTTAACTTGTGCTGCTGTTGGTGTGCTGTTATTACCTACATTATCCTTAACCCAAGTATTAACACTAACCGCGTGAGTTTTACCATACGCATCTACTTCTTTCTTCTTAGAAATAGTTAAGTTAATATACTTCTTACCTTTATACTCGTTAATATGTTCTTGTGGTAAGTCATCTAAACATACTGAGAAGTTTACAAATCCGTATTGTTCATTTTCTTTTCCGTTTCCTACGTAAATCTTTTTGTTTTCCATTATTCTATTAAATTAAATTGATTAAATACTATTTCTGCTATTTCTTCTTTTACTCGTTCGTAATCATCTTCTTCTTGATCTAAAACTCCTGCTAATTTTAATTCTGTTCTCATTAGCTTAGACTGGATAGATAAGCTTTTAAATCTATACTTCATACCTTGTCTTAAAGTCCTTTCATCAATTAAAGACAATGATTCGTCAAATAAATCCCATATTGCTACGGTCATCATTAACTGTTTTTGTGTTTTTTTATTCATTTTACTTTATTTAATAGTTTATTAATATACTCTTGAATCTCATTTACACGCTCTCTAATAGCTTTAATCACTTCCTCTGAATACTCTACCTCAAAAACTTTTATACGATACTTAGAATCTATGTTTTGATAGCTTACTACTTTATTATAATATCCTAATAAGTCCTCTGGTGTATCCATTAATACATAAACTACTTTAGCTTTTCGTTTGCCAGTTAAGTACATATAAGCTTGTAATTGATAGTAGTAATCTTTGTTAGGTAATTCGTCTTCCCAAAGTACCTTACTCATAGTAAAACAATCCCAACAATTCTTGATGTCGATAACCTCATCTTTTAATATTAAATCTGGCGTTCCTGTTAAAAAATCGTTTTCAAAATATTCTTCATTCTTAATTAAGAAGTTATAACCTAAGTTTTCTTCTACGTAGTTAATAGCGTTATCTTCACATCTATGCCCTTTCTCGGTATATTTAGAAGATATATCTTTATTAACTCCAAAGATTTTAGAAGTAAGCCACTCTTTAGCGTAAGTTTTAGCTGTTTGAGATAATTCACCTTTCTTTTTACTATTTGCCATTATTTGACCTACGGCACTAGCTCTTATTTTGAATTTCATCTTCTAGCTTCTTTTGAGTGTCCTTACTTACTTTGTACTTCTTTAATACTTGCTCGATAGTATAACCGTCTTTCATAGCTTTAACTACTTTATTCCAGTTAGCATCGCCTGGATTTAACCATGTTTTATCATCTTTAACCTGTTCTCCTGACGCATCGGTATCTTTATCCGTTACAAGTCCTAAAGCACTTGATAAAGCGTATCTACGATAGTAAGTAATAGCTGAACCCATAACTTGGAAGAAGTTCATACCTTTTAACTGTACGTCCGTAGGTATAGTCATTGTGCTTTCTAAAGTTTCTCCACTTTCCGCGTGAAAGATAATAGTTTTAATTGAGTCGTTTTCTAATAATTGAGTAAACCCTAATCCGTTTTCTTTTAATAATGGGTTTATCTTCTCAAAAATAGTAGGTAAATCCGCGTAACTATACCCGTACCCCTCAGTACCTTTATGGATCGTCGGTACTTCTTGCTGAAAATTTGCCAACGCTTTAAATAAGTTTTTCATAGTTATTTTATTTTATTAAACACGTATAATAGTGCTATAATTATTAAATTCTCAAGACCCACAACCAAAGCACTCAAACCCTCCTTGATCGTTCTCCATTTTGTATTCTTCCCCTTTTTCATAAGCTTCTAAATGTTGTTTACATTGATATTCTAAAGCTGATTTTTCTAGTTTGCTTTCTACTTTGTTAATCTCGTTTTGGTAGTAGTCAATAATTTCTTGTTTACTTTGCATATTTATTAGATACTTTAAATTGTTTACACCACTCGCTAAAACTTCCTACAGTTTGTTTTTCTCTCCATTGATGAATAGTTCTCGATCCGTCAGGGAATACACTTGACTGTACTCCCTTTGCTAATCCTTTAAATGTGTTTTTCATAGTTTAAAATTTAAAATTTAATTCTCTTTTTAGTTTATCAGTTAATTCTAATTCGTACTCTTCATCTTCAGTGTAAACTCTGATTTCCACAACTTCTGCAGAACCAGTGTAATTATACTCATCTTCATCAAAGTAATTACCACTAGTGTACTCTAATTCCAAGTTATGATTGTATTCAATATCAAGTGTGAAACCTAAGTCTATATCACCCTTATAAGCTTCAATATAAACTGAATTACTAGAATTATCAATAAGATCTTCTGGATTAACTTCTACTTGGTCAAAAATAAACTTCTTAACTTTTCGATCTAAATTTTGTGGGATTGTTTTCATTATTCGTGTTTTTTATTCGTTTGTATAGTTCAAATATACTAACAACTTTTTAATTACAAAACTTTTTAACGTATTTTTTTACAATTAATTCATAACTAACTGATAACTAATG